ATCCAAATTTTAAATTTTTTTTTTTTTTATTTTTTTTATTTAAATGGATTCTGGATTAATTAAAGATAAAAAAAACCAAGTAATCAATTGTAATAAATTTATATATTATGATGATAAATTAAATTTAGTTATCAAGCTAAAATATTTTGTAAAACAAAAAGATTATCAATATTTTATAGAACATATTTTCAAAACAATCGAAGAACTTTTAACTTTAAGAATGTGTCAATTAAATATATGTACTATGGATACTTATATAGATTTGAAAGATCATAAATTAAAAGAGATTGATTATGATTTTATAAAAATGATGATTCATGTATTACAAGAAAAATATCCAGATAATTTGAAAGTTATTTGGGTAACAAATGCGAATATTATGGTAAAAACTATTTATACTATTATAAGACCATTTATAGATAAAGAAACACGTCAAAAAATATTTTTCTTAAAAAAAAATAAAAAAAATAAAAATAAAAAAGTGATTAATGAATCTAATTTAGAAGAACTTTTAGATTAATATTATATTCCACATGTTTTATCTATTTTTAAATCTATTGATGGTGACATTAAATCTAAAATATTGTAAATCATACCCGAAATTAATGCTATTAAAATTATTTCAAAATTAGTCATGCTTGTTTTGACTAATGTAAAACAAGCAAATGCTACAACTAAAACCATTATAACATACTTAATCAAACGTCTCATAACTTCCCGAATATTCATTATTTAATATTATACAATATATTTAATTTATCTATTTAAAGATTTTAAATAAATAAATTGTATAATGAGCGAAGAAGATTATTTAGAAGTTGATAAACCTATTCCAGGACAAAATTATACATGTATTTCTTTTGTTTCTCCAGATGAATGTATAAAACAAAAGGAATTATTTTTATTTAATAAATTTATGAATCAAAGATGTGGTGAATGGGAAGCATCAATCGATGATATTATAAAAAAATGCTCCGATGAAGTTAAAAGCAAAGTCGAAAAAGAATTGAAGGAAAAATTAAGACTTGAAATGAAATTTAACTATACTCAATTTAAAGATAAATATGATGATTTTAAATATAAATTTAATGATGAATTGAATAGTGCTTTTGAAAAAGTTTCAAATAAAAAAACAAGTGTCAGGGGGGTCAAAGTGCGTGGATGTTACGATAGTTATACTCAAGCTGAAAAACGTGCAAAAGAATTACAACGTACTGACCGATCATTCCATGTATTTGTTGGACAAGTTGGATATTGGCTTCCATGGGATCCAAATGCTGACCAAGTACAAGAAGAAGAATATTTAGAATCAGAACTAAATACATTAATGCAAGAATACAAAAAGAATGAGGTTAATAGAGATATTTTTTATGAAGAGCAAAAACGAGAAAAAACTAAAGATGCTATGAAAAAACGTATTGAATCTGAAAAGGAAAAGGAAACTGAAATTGCCGAATCATTAGATGAAGCTGACCCATGGATGAATAGCAAATTACAAGGTGTGTCAGATGAATCAACTACTACTAACGATGAAGTAGCGAATGAAGAAATCCAAAAAATAAAAACTATATAAATTATATGAAATCTTTAGTAATTACACTTTTTTTTATAGTTATTATTTATTTAAATTATAAATATTCATACAATAAATATTATACTAACAATATTAAGAAAAAAATTGAATACATTGTATTACCAGTTTCTGTGAATGATTATTTTAAACAAAATAATTTGAAACATGAATTTAAGTACATATTTAATGATGATACAATAGACAAAAACTATAAAGTCAAGAATAATAAAACAAATGGAAATAATAACAACACATTTTCTTTACAACGTTTTTTTACAGAATTTTAATATTAATTTATTATATGAAGATAATTGTTCTATTTATACTATTAATTGGTATAATATTATTAGTATCTGGATATTTAGAATTATATTTTAAATCAAAAGAAATAAAAACGGAAGTAGAATATAGATTTTTACCAAGGTCTGTATATGATAATATGGAATCAAATAATCTAGATGAACAATTTAGTTATATGTTTAATGCCAAAGATGCGAGAAATAATACTAACTTAATTTAAAATTGAATAAAGTAATATTAATAAATAATGAATAAATGTATTTAATTGATTATTATAAAACATTATACTATTTTTACAAATATGATACAATAGATTGTTCATATTTTGATCAAAATGAATACAAAGATGATATATTAATTCATTTATATAATATATATTTAACAATTAAACTTTGGGATTTACCACATTATCGTAATAAAACATATGGTATAGATATTCTTTATAATTTTTACAATCTGTATATTCCATACACTGGAATATCATTATATTATTTAGTATACACTAAATATATAGCATTATTTAGTATTTTAGTTGTATATCCATTTATTTCATTATGTTGTTATTTTATACCACATTTACAACCAACCAAAATATTATTGTATCCATATAATTGGTTTTGGATATGGAGAATTAATTGTAATCTAGTACATTTAACTCACACTATTTCTAAATCAAATAATTATAATTATGAAAACAAAAAAATATTTTTAGAAAAATGTAATCAACTCAATATCCCAGTAACACCATGCATATATGATGATATAATATTGAAACATATAAATATAGAAGGTGGTATGGGAATTCATGTTTATAATAACTGTTTTAACAATGGAGAATGGATTATTCAAAAAAAATTGACAAATAGTTTGTTTTTACAATCGGTTCTTCCAAAGAACAGCCCATTATCAACATTAAGAATCATAACATATAAAGAGAAAAACTTTTATAAAACTTCTAAACCAAAAATATTGTCATCATGTCTTCGTGCTGGACTATCACACCAACCTACCGATCATACATCTGTATTATTTAATATTAATACCGAAACTGGAAAAATTGAATTAGGTACAATGAATGAAGAATGGTATGGAAAATATACATTATTTAATAATTCAGAATTTATTTCAAAACATTCAGTATTTAATCAAACTATGCGACATAAATTAAGATATCATCCAGAAAAAGGTACCTGGATGAATAACATACAAATTCCAAAATTTAATAAAATAACAAAAATGTGTATTGATGCTCATTCTAAACTATTGAAAGATATTCCTATTGTTGGTTGGGATGTTGGATTAACTAAAGAAGAAGATAATATAATTTTAGAGATTAATATTTCGTGTAATCTATTTTGTGCTAAATATAATAAACAAAAATATTATGCTTTTTTAAAATCATATTATATTTAATAACTTGTTTTTTTAACATTAATTGTTGGACCCCTTTTTCTAGGTGAAACAAAATTATCATCTTCATCGGATTCATAATTATCATTGAAATTAGAATTATGGTGTTCCCAAAATTCTGGTGCCCCTATTTTAAAAGATGGATGTTCATCTGCTTTATACCAAAAAACTTGGTCTTCTAATTTATTACTTTTAGCATTATTATTTATAACTAAACAATTATAATCTTCGGTACATTGATCCATAACTTGACAAAAAATTTCGAATGTGGGAAACATACCAGCATAATGTTCATACAACCTTTTTCTATTTGATACATAGTTTTCTCGTAATATAAACACATAATCTATATTTGTTCTTAAACTAGGTGGAATTCCTAACGCATATTGCATTGTTATGATAAACAAAATTTTATAATGTCGACCATTCATAAATAAAGTTCTTATATTTGGATCACGAATCCATGTTTGATCATACAAACAATCATCTAAAATTAAAAAAGCATTTGGGTCAATATTTGTTTTACCATAATTTATGTTTTCTTTTTGAATCTTTTTAATTACCATTTTTTGTCTTTTCAATGTATTATTTATTATGTCTGGTGTATAAGCATCATGGATAAATAGATTTGGGACTATATTTCCATAAAATGAATTTGCGGCTTCAGTACCTGAAATTACAGTGCCAATGGGTATATTTTTATGATAATATAACAAATCTTTTACTAAAAAACTCTTTCCGGTTTCACGTTTTCCGATAAAAACACATACTTTATCAGATGTTATATTGTTTAAATTGAACTTTTTTAATGCTAAGTTCATTTAATAATGAAATAGTTTTTTTAATACATAAATATACGCAAATCTATATTTTTATTTAAAGGTTTTTAAATAATAAATTTTATAAAATGTTGAATACTAAATGTATCAAAATAAGAGATGAAACATTAGAAACTATTAATTCTAATTTAAAAGAATATCTTCAAATAAATAATGTTCAATCTTATTTTCCTATATTATCATTGTTTTTTGAGGTTTATAATGATTCAAATACAAGTTTTACATTAAATTCTAAATATTTAGTATCTAAATTAATTGAACCAATTAAAACAAAAAAAGATGATAGTTATATTAAAAATTTCTTTAATGCTAAAATTTTAAATCAACAAAACAATGAATTATTTGATCAAAATATTTTTACAAAAATATTACCAATATTAAATGTATCTCAAGCTATGATGAATGATTATAATTTAGATCATAATTCAAGATTGTCAAATATTCACTATAACTTAACAAATAAAAAAATAAACAATTATAATAATAGTGCCTATATAGATTCATTTTTTTCTTATTTAGGAAGCATGCTTACCGAAAATAATAAATGTCCAACTTTTCCATTATTTTTTGGAACATTTACTGGTATAGCTGATGAATTTATGTACGATATATCTGAAGAATATAATTCTATAAAAAATACTTCATGGTACAAAAAAAACTTAAATAAACATTTCAAAATAAAAAATATGGATATTGATACCGATAATACTTTTGAAAGTGTTAATATAGAGTATCAAGATATATCAAATATACTTAATTTAGATTCAATTGATACAAACATAATTGATTCACAACACAGTGATGATGAATCTATTAAATCAATCCAAAGTGATGCTGAATCTATTAAATCAATCCAAAGTGATGCTGAATCTATTAAATCAATCCAAAGTGATAATGAATCTATTAAATCAATCCAAAGTGATGCTGAATCTATTAAATCAATCCAAAGTGATGCTGAATCTATTAAATCAATCCAAAGTGATGCTGAATCTATTAAATCAATCCAAAGTGATAATGAATCTATTAAATCAATCCAAAGTGATGCTGAATCTATTAAATCAATCCAAAGTGATGCTGAATCTATTAAATCAATCCAAAGTGATGCTGAATCTATTAAATCAATCCA